TTTGTGATGGTTCTTTAAAAGGGAGAGGAATAAAAGATTTACGCAAATCATCACCATATGCTTCTACTTCAACCCATTCACCAGGAGAAACTGTAATATCTCCTCCTTCAATTCTTGCTCCTTTAGCTCTAAAACCTCCATTGAGATTAGCAAAAGCAGCTGAATCTAATAGTGCTCTTAAAGCACCAGTGCTTGCATGTTGAAGTCCACCTATCATTTGTATAAGACCGAAGCCATAAAAGCCCAAGCCAGGAAGATATTTATAATGAATAAAATAAGTTCTTTTTCTTTTTAATGAATCTTCTTCTTTCCAATTTCTTCTAATAGATAATACTTTTTGTGATTCATAATCAATAGTAATAATATAAGGTAAAGCTAATCCATCTTTATCTTCACCTAAATCTAAATTGGTATGTACTTCTAAAAGAGTGTGTATTTTATCAGCCATACTCGGTGTCATACCTTCTAATCTTTGTAAAGTTTGTTCAACCATATTTCCACTATTAACTCCTGCATTACTTTCATTTTTACTTAATGGAACATCTTTATAATAACCTGAAATTTGATGTTTTCTTATTTCAGTTCTTGTTAATTTCATTACTTGAGTATATCTATCTGCAGTTTCTAAATCTGTATTTTCCATAGAGATTACAAAATCTTCTGCTGGTACAAATTTAGAGCAAATTCTATCTAGGGTATTATCAAAATATATTTTTTTAAAAGCACTTCCTGCAAGAGCTAAATAAAATAACATTTGATCTAATTCATTAAAATAATCTGGGATTTCTTGAGTTACTTGAAAGTTCATAAAGTCCTGAACTCTTTGTGCTTGTTCTAATTTTTTATCTGTAGTTCTACCAATAATTTGTGTTTTAACAGGACCACCTGCTGGAAACATTTCAGCAATAGCTCTAGCTTGAAACTGTGTTGCTGCTTCTGCGAGTAAAGGATGATGAACACCTGAAGCTCCTGGAAAAGGATCTTGTCTATCTTCTACTACTATTCCTAACATTCGAAGTCCTTTAGAATATTGATCTTCCCAATTTTTTCTAGAACTTTTATCATCTTCGAAAGCTCTAACTAAATCTTTTCCTACTTTTCCAACTTCTTTTTCATCTAATTCTTCTGCTAAATTTGTATAATGATTTCTTTCAAAAACTTCTTCATCTTTTTCAGTTTGATCTTGATCTATATCAACTCTAACTTTTTCACCTTTATCATTAGTAAATTGTAATTTTTTTTTATCTAGTTCAACTTCCATTATTTTTTCTTCTTCTTTTTAATTATTTTATTTCCATATCTTTTTGACCATTTTTTTGCAATCTTTGGTTTATTAATATGCATGTATCGTCTTTGTTTTTCTGATCTAAAAGGCATTATGTTTTTTTATATTTAACTTTAATACCTTTTTTCTTTGCAGCCATTTTAGCTTTTTTTATTCCAGCTTTATTATATGCAAATTTTTTTTTTCCAACTGTTGGCATAATTTCTCCTATGTTTTTTTAATATAGAGTGAGCTTTAGTAATAGATTTATTGATACTAAAGCCTCCTCTATTGATTAATTACTTTTTTTTAAAACCATAAGTGCCTTTAGGTTTACGAGTAGCTTTAGCTACTTTTCGTCTGCCAGCCATAGACATTTTTTTGCCAGATTGTTTTCCTCTAGTCATTCCTAGTTGTTCATCTTTTCTAGCATTGTATCCTTGTTTTTTCATATTAGTATACCTCCTGGTTCATACCATACTTTCCTATTAGTAGATATAAAACAAAAATATTAATATTGAAAGCTTTAAATTTTGGTTAATTTTTTTCGATTGTATGCTTTTTTATTCTGAATAATCTTTTGTTTAAAATGTCTTAATTGCTTCGCAACAGGGTTGCGCTTTTTATTAGCTTTTTTCACTATTATTTTAGAATAAGCTTAACTATACTTTTTTCACCTAAATATATCTCTGTTTCAGCTAATGACTTAATACATTGATATTGAATATGACTTTTAGATTCACGCTCAGCCACTCTTTTACCTTTTAAACAAGTAGACATATTTGGTTGAATTCTATGTTCTTTAATTTCTTGATTAACTATCATTAATAATGCTATTACTATTTCTTCCATGTTTCAGCCTCCATTTCCATTTTTATAATGTATTTCTCTATTAGAATCCTTAAGTTCTTCAATATCTTCTAAAGCTTTTTCTAATTGTTTAGTTAAAAATTCTATATTTACTTTATTATGCATTCCTGATTCTTGTTGTACTTGTAACTTTTCCACTTGTTTATATAATTCCTCGATCAACATAAATTGTTCTGAATCTGCTGGAAGTGATCCTAAAGTTCCTCGTGGCCAGCCTATTCTAAATGCTGTGTTCTCTACTAAATCTTTTTGCATTAACTCTACCTGAGTTTGAAGTCTATTTTGAGTTTCAATCACACCGAAGTAAGCCCAAGTTCCAATTGCAACAAGTGTAATTAATGAAGCTACCGTCTTCATCGGCATTTGTACAGCTGCTTCTTCTGAAATTTTAAGTGCCATTAGTTGTAACTATACCCTGTATTTCCTTGTTCTAATTTTTCAAATAATTTTTTATGTTGGTCCATAATTTCTTCATCAGAGTCCATCATCTTATCCATTTTATCTTCTAGTTTTATAACTTGTCTTTCAAGTTTCTGGACTTTATCCTCATGTACTGCCTGGATAGTTGAGAGTTCAAAAGTTCTAGATAAACTCCAACCTGCTAGAGCTAATAAAATTCCAACTAGCATAGTCATTAATTTTTCTAACATTTTTTACCTCAAATTAAAAAAGCCAATACAAGCTGCTATAATAGTTCCTATACCAACTAATACAGCAACAGCTCCTTTACCTCGTGATACATCATCTGAAAGTTTTGAAACTTTCTTATTTAATTCATCGATAGCTTTAATTAATTGTTTCATTCTTTCAGCACATAACTTTTCATGAGAAGAAAGTCTAATACCTAAAGAAGCATTCACTAATGATGCAGATGATTTTTTTGCCATAAATTACCTTTTTTTAAAAAGTTATATAACAAAAATTATAAAATTAAAAGAATTAGAAATAATACCTTTTTTAATAACCAAAAGGATTTCCTACATTTGTTGGGCTACTACTTGATTGATCAAATCCAGCATCAGAAGTAACTCCTTGATCTTGATTAGTACCTCTAAAATCTGGTTCATCTTTATGAATATTAAATCCCTCATCTCCTGGTTGCGGAGCATTATAAGTCATCATATCTATCGTACTAATTTCGCCTTGTTTATCTTGATCAGTTATTTTTTCTATTCTTTCTCTTTCAGCTTTATTAATAGCTCCACCTGCAAGGATTGGAATTGCCCAAGGGGCTACAACTGCTAATGCACCAGAACCTCCTGAAAGAGCTGCTATAGTTCCTCCTACTCTTACAGCATTTTGAACTTCGGAAGATATTCCTAAATTAGTTTCTACCCAACCATTATAGGCAGCTATATTATTATTTACTGTATTTTTATATCCATCAATTTTTTTCTCTTTATCAAACTCCCATTCAAATTTTCCTTTTTCTTTTCCTAAATCTGGATAATAATCAGGAGTTCCTTCTAAATCTTTTAATACTTTATCTCGTTTTACTTTCTCTTCCCACTCTTTATTTTTTTCCCAATCATCTTTACCTTCTTTAGAAGTTTCTATAATTTCTTTAGTAATTTTAGAAGTATCTACACTATCAGGTTGTTCTACTTGACAAATACCATTTACTGACATTCGTCCATCTGAACATACGAATTCATTAGTGTCTTGATAATTATATAATAAGTCGTTAATAGTTGCCATATCATCTACCTTGTCTACGATATTTCTTATACGACCTTTTCTCGTGTTTGTTAAGTCGTTTTTTATGACGTCTAGGACGTTTTGGAGGTTTATCTCGAGGAGTAAAGTTTAAAAACTTTATTCGAGCCATTTACTTATTTTAATTTAATTTTAATTACTTTAGCTGGTTTTTTTAAATATTTAGAAACTCCGGGATAATCTTTAGCTTTAATACCTTTTTGTCTAATAATATTTAAAGATTTTTTATTATCTATTTTTGCATTAGCAACTTGAGTGTTACCATCATCATCAAAAGTCTTTTCAGATTTTGTTGCTACGAAATCATCGTTTTCTTTTCTTGACATAATTAATCTTTTTTTAAAGATTTAATTATTTTTTTATTCTCACTAGCATAAGAATTACTACCTGATTCTTTTA